GAAGAACTTATTGGCGTGTAAAACAGGAATTGAGAAAAGCATTGTCAAAGATAAGTATGTGAAAATTCTCCAAATGATCAGTGATCTCACTCTGCTTAATACAAGTGGAGAACTTCGAGAGGCTCCTTTTAGTATTGAGCTATTCGGAAATAGTGGAGTAGGAAAGAGCACAGCTTACAAGCAATTGTGTAATGTCTTACTCGCTAGTGCTGGACACAATTTGGATGAAAAGTATCGTTGCGCAATTAATGCTGACGATCCATATATGTCTAATTGGACTTCGGATAAAACAGTAATGTTGCTCGATGATTTTGCCAATGCCAGAGCTGACAAGACCACAGAACCCCCGACAAAATATATTATTTTAGCTAAGAATAATGCACCAGCATATGCTCCAAAAGCTGAAATAGAAGGAAAGGGTAAGTGTGCTATTAAGCCCAAGATTTTGTTTATTACAACAAATACTAAAGACTTGGCAGCAGCAAAATATTCAGTAAATCCATTTTCCATTCAAAATCGTGCGGATTTTGTTTTGTCAATAGAGAATAGACCTGAGTGTCTGAAGTCTTTTGAAGGCTCAACAACCATTGATCGCAATAAATGCGATGAATGGCATCAGAATAACGGTCTTGATAACTCTATGATTGAGGACATTTGGCTCATCACAATTGAAAAGCCAGTTCGTCCAGAAGATGAATCATTTCTCGCTAAATACAAAGTTGTCAAAAACGATGATGGAAAATTAATGGAGAAAGTGAGTATGCAGGAAGCTGCTCGGTTTCTCATAAAACGTTATGCTGAATTTCGAGAAGATCAGAAAAAGATTCTCCAAAAGTCAAAAGAATTGAAGGAAGTGGACTACACCTTGTGCGGTATTAATGGATGCCAGTGTCCCAAGTTACTTTGTGACGTGCACAAGGGCATGCATCCACAATCTGGAGAGCTTGGTGAGCGACTTAGCAACACAATTGATAATATTGCAGAAGGAGCTGCATCAGCAGTTACGAAGCAATTTACGTGGTTAGCTTTTAATGCCGAAAGCGTCACGACAGTTGCTTTGATTGCGTCGAGCAGATTATTCGCACAATATTTTGATTGGATGATGCTGTTACCAGAAGATTGGGTTAGATCCCCTGTATTCTTATCATTTGCAATGTTATTTAACAAAGAGCAAATAGCTAGGAATTATATTAAACAGTCATTATTTAATTGGTTTCCAGTATTATGTCTTATTTTGAC